CTCCTCCTGAAGCCGAAAGGGTTATTGCACCTCCTCTAGAAGAAAGCTCGTCTTTGATTAATAGTAGTGAGCCAGCACCGGCATCAGATGCTGAATGTACTCTATATTCAATGGCTCCTGCTCCGCCAAAGCCGAGTATGTAATCACTTGTAGAAGAAGTTCCAGCAGAAGTAACACTTCTGTAATTTACTCTTAATCCGAGAGTAATTGCTTGGCTAGTGGATGGAGTAACTTGAAAAGTTGGGGCACTTGCGGAAGCACCAACGTAAAGACTACCAGTTCTTATATGGTAATCGTCATCGCTGTTTCCAAATATTGTTGAGCCAGATATGACATCTGTTTGGTCAACAATAAAAGAGCTAGCTGTGATTGTGCCTTGCACAACAAGCGTGCCGCTCAACAGCATTGTGTTAGCAGAGTAACTTCCGTAAGAAGAAGTATAGAATACTAACTTAGCGGAACCGCTGGTTGCATTTGCCCCAGTAAGAAACTGTAAAGAGCCGGTAGGCCCAGCGGCTTGTCCGACGCTACTACCAGTTACATCTCCACAGTTGACGTATGCCCATCCAAACTGAGCCATCTATCAACCCACCCCAGATGAGCCAGACCAGCTTGTACCGCTATCAGTTGTAGTGCGCCCAGCAGGGATAGAAGTGAGACCAGCAACAACATCAACGCCGTTGCCCCCTAGTAAATGAATCTCTGAAACCTTCAATTCCAAGACTTCAGATACGCCATAGCCAGATGAGCCGGAAGCACTTACAGTAAAGTAATTTGTACCATTCAATCCGTTAGAAGAAAAACCAACCTTTAATGGTGTACTGTTTTTGTTAATTACCTGAAACCATCTGGTAACATATGGAAATGTAACAGATGTCTCGGAAGATGCATCAATCCCAGCCTCAGCAAAGGGCTGTCCCGATACCTGATAGGCAGGTGTGTGATTTAGTCCTACATTTGCCTGATAGGACTTGATAAAGTTAGACATAAGAAACCTCCGAAATCTACATAGTCAGAATAAATAGTCTCAACTATTTCTTTCGCGGGCTGCTTCTTTTGCCTTTTGCTTAGCAACGTCGCGCTTCTGTCTGCGAATAGCAGCCTGTTTAGCGTGACGCTTTACATCAGAAGGCTTCTTGAAGTATCTTCTGTCTCTAACCTGTTCAAGAATTTTTGCTTTCTTGCACTTCTTGATGAACTTACGGATCATCTTCTCGTGGTTGCCACGGCACTCTCTTGCTGTTACTTTGACGTTAGCGCCCTTTCTTCTGCTCATTGTTATTCCTATTTAAGTGCTTGCCAGACTTTGCTTGCATTACCCATTAGTGAACTGATGTCTACACCAGCATCGCTTGGATCGTCACCTAGGACATTTGGTCTGTGTGATGCGCCGGGTGTTCCTGCCTGCTTCACAGGCTCTGTGCCCTCGAATAGATCTACACCGTTGTAAGCATCTTTACCAATTGAATCTAGGAGTTTCTTGCGATGCTCCTGTAGTTTCTGGTTCACCTCTTGGGTCTTGCGCTTCATCTGCAAGTCTTCATTAAATAGATTATTATCTTTTTTCTTTTGCTTGTTCTCGACAATTGGTTGCTGATTCATTCCAGCCGCAACCTGTGAGACCACCTCTGTAAGAAGTCCTTCTTCTATAAGAACCTCTTGAATGCATTCTTTTACGACTGGTTTGATTAGAGCTTTTAATTGCGTTTTGTTCATGATTCCTTCAATACTTCATTTAGTAGTCTATTGATACGATCAGCTTTTGTAAATACCTTGTTGGTGTAATCTTTCCCTTCTTTTACCATAAAAGCCTCTGGTGTGGAAGGCTCTGACACAAAGTCAAAGCAAATAAGCTGAAAATCGTCTTGGACAACTGTTCGTCCGTTTCTGTTTTCTACCGAACCCATACCACGAGAAGAGATTCCTAGTTTCACGCCTGACTCTACGAGAGATTTGAGAACTTGTCCGGATGGAGTATCAAGAACTTTTACTTTACCCATTACTACATCTCCGTCCATCCAAATAGAAGTAACAAGATGAGAAGCGTTCTTGAGGTTAATAACAGAATCATCAGGGTGATCTAGTTCGCCAAGTGCTCTGTTTTCTTTTACAAGTTTCTTGTAATTCTCAACTTCTCTTACCAAAACCTCAAATGGATAGATGCGACCATTGCCGTTCTGTGTGTTGGCTTGTTGCAATTTGCCTGTAAGATACATGCCGCCAGCAGCAACAAAACGTCTTTCCTCTTCTGTAAGAAGGTCTTGGCAAACGCCGCCTTCACATAGTTCGTAGTATTCTCTTAGTAGTTTCATTTCAGTATTCCAATATTCTTCTTGCTGCTCGCATAGTGGGCTCAATGTAATTGACTTCTGAACTCATCTTGCGAGTGTTGGTATCATACACCTTTGTTACAACCTTGATTTTCATAGAGCCATCTTCTTGGTGTACAAGTTCTGCATGAGTGTCGCCGTGGTCTTTGATGAAGTTAACAATTCTTTCCGCCTTAATCTCGGCAGCCCTGTCGATCTCTTCTTTGATCAATTGTTTTAGTTTTGTTCTAGTGAGTTTCATTTGTTTTCCTTTGTGCGGGCGTTACCCGCGTGAGTTAGGAGCCTTTACAGCAACGACGAACGGGCTGTAAGCCCCACTTGGATAGTAAAAAGTTGTTCATTTTTGTGCTCTTCTGTGTTTGACGAAAGCATCATACTCTTTGCTATTTCTTTGCTTTGCGTAATCTTTAATTTTATCTTTGTTTCTCATCATGATTGCATAAACTTTATAAATAACTTTAAGAACTTCTTTGGGATCTCCTTGTTCTATAAAATCATAGAGATCCATAGAAGCGCGCCTAGTAACACTGAACTTGTTTTCAGGAGTGGGCTCAGCAGGCTGCCCGAGTTGATCCATACCATCCTCGGAGGCAAAAAATCTCATAATATCCGCCATCTGGTCTTGTGAGCGATAATTGTCGTAATCAGTCTTTTGAAGCAAAACATTTATCTTTTTCAAGAATTCCTTTGCTTTAGTGGTCTGCGCGGCGGGGTCTGTAATCGCACCTTCATCGATTGCTAATTCTTCTTCCTCATTAACAAATCTATTCCAGTTTTCTATTAAAGTTTTCATTTTTTATTCTTCTCCAAAAAAGTTATCTTTTGTATAATTGTGCTTTATCATGATTCCTTCATCGGAGAACACCATGTTGAGAACATAAGATGTTGCTGATGATAGGCAACCAAGCATAAAAGCATTGACGATTGTTACATCAAACGTAAATAGTTCGGTCCAAGGAGAAAGCAGGACTAAAAACCAGCCGACGTGGAATCCCATACACATAGGACAGTGAAAAACCTTGCCGTAGCCCCTGTAGGATTCCTTCTGAGGACGTAGTTTTTTAAGCAAGGGCATATCGCTATAGACTAAAATTTGTGTTAGTCCGTAGGCGATTAGGACGAATAATAAGAGTTCTATCATTGATTACCTTGCCTAATGTCTGGTTCATCTGTATCTGGGTGGGCTCCGACATTTGCCTGAAACCAATCTTCTAATTCTTTATTCAAATCGGGCAAAGGTTCGTTTGGGTTATCTACAGCCATTTGTTTGGCTTTTCTTATTACGCCAATAGCCCATTTTTTTAGTTTTTGCTTATCAACAAGTTTCTCATATTCATCTTCAATATTTAACTGGCTGTATCCTGCAAGGTTTTTGGTCAACGAATCATCCATACCAATTAAATCATCCACTATGAATGCTCCAATTCGCCCTCCCTTATCTCTGGCTTGTCCTGCTAGCCATTCTGCTGCTTTTTCAGAACCTTGTTCTAGCTTTTGTTGCCATTCATCGGGAATCCAATCGAGAACATCTTCTAATTCTTCGACTGCTTTATATGCACCTTTTAATTTATTAATTCCAATTTTAAAACCAAATTTAATTAAAGATTTCGCAATTCTTGGATATTTTTCAGCAGCAATGTTTAAGATAATATTTTGACCAAGTTCGCCCCAAGTTGTAGGCTGGCTGGCACTTTCATTTAAAACGTTTCTTTCCCAACGCTCCATTATTACTTTCATTTCGTTTGGCATAATGGGCTCCTAGATTGTGTACATGTAAGAGAAGGTGTAGGGGTCTCTGATGTAACCCTTGCGGATAGAGCCTTGCTCGTCGTGATGTGGGACTTCGCCAAGTTCGGTAGAGTCGGTCTTGTCGGGATCAGTGTATTCGTCCTCAACACCAGCCACAACTGCCTCTACATTATCGTAGTAGGGCTTCTCTTCTTTAATGAATTTCTCGATGCTTACAAGCGCAAACTTGGCGGCATTTAGTTTGCCGTCTGCTGCTTCTTGTAGTTGCGCTTCCATAGCGCCGTAGAATGAGCCACCCTGAATGGACTCAGGAATGACGATGCCCTTTCTAGCAAGATGGCTGAATAGGCGGTTCTGTGCGCCGTAGGTAAAGTCAGTCTGTGTCTGCTTAGGGAACGCAGTGATCTTCTTGTCCTTTCCAGATAAAACGATGTCGATGTCTCCGTGGTCGAAGATCATTAGATCTCCGCTTAGAGACTTACGAATGTTTAGTTCTAAGGTTACGGTAGGAGGAGGGGTCTTTGGTTTGATTGTAACCTTGACCGGCTCTGGGATTGGAACAATTCTAACTGTTACTGCCATCGTCGTAGATTTCCTTTACGAGTTCCTGTGTCTTTAGGATAGTCAACAGGGTTGATTCATTTAATTTTGTTTCTCCAGATAGGCTCTCAAGACGTTCCTTAACAGCGTTGGTCTTCTTGACCATTTCTGGATCATTAGCGATCTCTTCTACCTTGACTGCCTCTGATAGAGACTGCTTTAGTCTGCCGAGTTCTCTGTTGAGGTAAATCTTGGTCTCAAGTTCGTCGTGAGAGAAAGAAGAAATGTAGTGGTTGAGTAGTTCTTTTTGTTCTCGGAGCAAAGAGCCATTGTATTTCTCATTGAACTTCTTGGTGAAAGTCACGAATGTAAGTGAGTCAAGTGGCTCAAGGTTCTGCTCTTGTAGCTTGCCTACCATTCCTTCAAGGATCTTTGACTCAAGCATTACCTTCTGCTTTGGTGAGTCGGTGTTGAACATTTTCGCGATAGTTGCGAGAGACTTGTAGTTTGGAACAAAGTTGTTGAAAGTAGCAGGAGTTAGTTCTTTGTTGATGTCGTTAATGACTTCGGTCTGCTGCTTGAAAAGACCATCGGGATCGATAAGGCGTTTTGCCGCCATTACTGCTTCAAGAATCTTTTGACTTGTGTTCTCGTCAAGATCTTGGTTTTCGTAAAGTGAGCGATAGCATTCAAGGTCTTTCTTTAGAAGAGAGTCACCTGTAAAGTGTTTGCGAACGATAGAGACAACTTTTGCTTTCCGTTCCTGATCGCCCTTGATAATTGCGGTTGTTGCTTCACGGGCGAGGGCTTCAAAAACGAAGGCTGTGTTCCTCTTCTTATTGTGTTTATTCTTCATTGTTGGTCTCCGTAACCTTGTTCTCCAAAGATTCAATTAGCATCTTGACTGAGTTGTTTACTTCAAGAAGAGAGGTTTCCTCTTCCTGTTCTCTGAGGTAAATAGGGTCTTGCTCCTCATAGATGCCTCTGGCTAGTGATCTTAGTTCTGGAGCACCAAGATTGTTAGTTCTGTAGGTGTTCATTTCGGGTGTTGAAACGCTGCTGTAGTTTCTTGTTCTAGCGCCGTCTGGGATCTTATTGACGGCTACCTTTTGGTACTTGGCACCCTTCCAGTTTGACTTAGTGTAAACGTTTCCTTTTCTCGCGCGCTTGCCGAGTGAGGGCGCTAGACGCGGTGAGTTACGAGAACCGGGAGGTGCTGCTAGGAGCGCGGACTCTTCGCCGCCTCCTGCTTCTTCACCACCACCTTCGTCGCCGCCTAGATCAAGACCGCCACCTTCGTCACCTCCACCGAGGTCTAAGCCGCCGCCTTCGTCACCACCGCCGAGGTCAAGACCACCTCCGCCTTCTCCACCGCCGCCGCCTGCGGCTGCTTCGGCAACGCCCTCAAGGGCTGTGTCGTGCTTGCGGTCGTAAAACATTTCGCGCTGGTTGCGTAGGAACTCTTCGTGAGACATTCCGAAAATGTTGTCGGCAACCCAGCGACGTGAGAAATAACCCTCTGTTGCTGCGGCGGCAATATCAAACTTGGTCTTCCAGTGCTCTAGTTCCTGTAGTTCCGCAATCTTGCTTGGGTTGTTGAGAGCGAGTTTGAAGTTCATAAGATCTTCGCCTCTGTAACCAAGTGTGTAAAGGTGGATAATTCCAACCTTCTCTAGTTCGTGGATAACAGAACGCTGTAAGCGCTGAATGGTGCGAGCAAAACGAATGTCCTTGGTCGCTAGTGTGGTTTTATCTTCCTGTGCTCCCTCGCCCATTGTGAGATAAGCCTGCGGGATTTTGATAGCGGAGAACATTTTGTCGCGGAGATACTTGATGTCGTCAATCTGTGTTGTGTTCTGACCACCAGCAATGTTTTGAATATCGGTTACAGAACCAGCACGGACAGGAATGTAGTAGTCTTCTTCAATTGATAGCGGGTTGTAACGAAGATCAATGCGACCTGTGTCTTTATCAACAATTGTATGTCTCTTCAACTGGGACACGATCTTCTGCATGTATTGCTCGACTTCTTGTGGAGGAATAGCACCAACGTCAATCTTGAACACCTTGCGCTCGGAAGAGCGAACAATGCGGTAAGCCATCATGGCATCTTCCATGAGAGTTAGCTGACGCCAGATACGACGGGCAGGCTCTAGCACAGAAGTGCCGTATGGCGAATACTTGTCATTACCAAGAATACGGAAGTGGGCAACCTGCCAATTCTCGAAGGTCATTCCTGCCGAGTTCCATTGATATTGAACGTAATTGGGGTTTGTGGCATCAAGCCCTTCTAGTCTCTCGACTTCTTGTAGTGGAAGAGCGATTGTGGATTTAACTCCAATTTCGTCGTCAATATCAAGATAGAGAATGAAGTCGCCATACTTACACATTGTGCGACACCAGCCAAAGAGGTTGTGCTCTACGTTCATAATGTTGTGGTAAAGAATGTTTAGAACGGCTTTGATTTCATCGTTGCGGCACTTGACGTTTAGCATGGGAGAAAGAGCAGAGAATGTAGTCATTTCGTCTGCGTAGATATCAAGAGCAGAAGCCAACTCAGGCATATACTCCATTTGGTCAAAATCGATGTAGCGTTCTGAACGTCGCTGGTTTGCGATAGCATTTGCTGCAATTGTGTCTAACGGGTTGTAGGACTGCTTCTTGAACTGCTGTCCTGACGCAGACTTGAATCTTGTAGAATACTTATCAAGGTGCTGCCTGCGAATCTTACGACCAGATTCGGAGCGATAGTTAATGATAGGACCAGAGAACAATCGAGTAAGAGACCTGAATAATTGGGAATCTCTATTAGCTGGGTTTTTACCTTGTTTTGGGTTTCGGGGTGCCATTTATTTTCTCACTTAATTATCCACATATATTGGGAGTATAGATTTTTTGCTTCGTTCATTTTACTTGTATTATCTTCGCCTGTGTAGCCAATTTGTCCTTTTATCTGCGTGTTCAAGGTTGTTCTCGAAGTCATAATAGCGTCTACAAATGCCTTTTGGTAGTTGAGGTCTCGGGCGTTTGATTGAAGGGCAGTGTCCCTAACCCAGCAACAAATCGCAAGAGCCATTACCAAGTCGTCATTGTAACCCCTCATGGCTTGTGGCTTCCCGTTGTACCAAATGAAAGTTCGGAACTCGTTTGCTAAACGCGAAGAATACGTCTTAACTAGTTTGTTTCTCATAAACTCTTCTAACTTGGCTACGATGAGAGGTCTGGTCTTACTTGTGGTTGAGAAGCCAGCGATTGCTCCCGACTTGTGTTCGCCAAGATGTTGATCGATGTATTCGTGTGTAGACTTGATAGAGTAATAGAGATTGGGGTAGCCGTACTCTACCAATTTATCTATGACGGTATAACCAATAGAGTTGTTTTCTACGACGAGCATAGCGTTGCCAAACTCTCTGCCAACTTGGTTAAGCATGTTAGCATAGAGATCGGGCGTTGGCTTGCCCATGTACTCTCCGATGATCTCCATCGTTTCAAGTTTCAGAATATGGAATGTGGAACTATCAGCACCGTCGCCTCTTGCAACGTCTGCGGACATGAGATAGTTGCAACTTGGGTCGTACTCTTCCCATAGCCAGAAGTTTCTATCAAAGCCTGTCTTGTGTTTTGGGTCTTTAATGTTGGACATGATCCATTCCATGTTCTCTGGATCAATAACAGTTTCACCGGACGTGTTGAAGTTACACTCCAACTCCTGAGCGATCTGTCTTCTGGACATGTTCTTGGTTTCTTTCTTGAACCATTCTTCATCTCTGTCTGGGTGGACCCACCACATAAGCGTCGTGAGATTGAAATTATTATCATTGGTCTCAGCACCTACGCAGGTTTTGTGGAACCAGTTACCGACACCGTTTGGTGTGGAGATCGCAATGCAGCGACCACCAGTTGATAGTGTCGGATAGAGACCGGTCCATAGTTCTTCTAGACCTTCAATGTGGGCAGCCTCGTCAAGAACGAGAAGAGATAGCGCCTCAGAACGACCAGCGTCGCCAGAGGTAGAAGCAGCCTTGATAGAAGAACCATTGGACAACTCGAAGGACGTGCGATTGTCGGTTGTAATGTTTGCGATCCTGATCCAGTCAGGAAGGTTCTTCATAATGTTTTTGACTTTTCGGACCAAGTTGCCTGCTGTCTCAAACTTGGTCGCCATAACAAGAATGGTCTTGTCGCGGTGGAACAACATCATCCAAACAATGTAGCCAGCGGTAATCGTTGAGATTCCTAACTGACGACCCTTGTTGATAATGTTGAAGCGATAGTCGTTAAAGTCGTCTAGTAGTTGATCCTGATAATCAAATGTTTTAAACAACATAAGCCCGTGCATCGGGTGAGAGATACGAGCATAGTTTTTTAGAAAGTAAGAAGGGTCTTTACCACACTTAACGACTTCTTTCAGTATTTGCTGTTTCGTTAACTTTGGCATTCATCTTTCTTTATTCTTTTTTGCCAGAGTTCGCGGGTCTCTTGTCGTTAGGGGCGCGCTTACCATAACCACCCTGCTTCATGAAGGATTCCCAGCCAGCAGCTAGTTTGTCCTCTGTGGCTTCGCCAACAACAGCAACCTCTTCCATGCCGCCAATCTTGTAGGTCATGCAAGCAGTAACCC